GTATGGCAAGTGCAGACTTTCCAACTCCCGGTCTGGCGGCAATTACGTAAAAGCAACCCTCCTTGAGTCCTCCTTGCAAATGAGAATCAAGCTTTGAGAAACCAGTTGGTATTGCGGAGACTCCTCCCGCATCGATCTCTAAAAACCTAGCTTGTGCTTCCGTTACAGCATCCTTGATGTGGACTTGTCCTTTTCTTTTCGAGAGGGCTTTTGCTACGCTACCCGTAAAGGTCGATGCGATCTCCTCCGCAGTCTTTCCGTCATTGTGCGCATCCTCTGCTTGGAGGAGTGCAGTCTTTACGCTTCGATGGTTTCTATATTCGATCAAGTGGTCCACGTAGCGCTCGATTTGTCCACCTCCGTATTGCTCTGAGAGGTAAGTGATGGTATCCGCAAGTTCCGGTTCTTCCATCATGATGTCCACCTCGTTGCACTTCGGAGCGAGCTTAGAGAGGACCGTAAATATTCGCTTCCTCTCAGGAGTTGAGAAATCTTCAGGCGTTAAGTGTTCCAATGCGGTGGCCGAAGATCGGCCAGACTCATCCCTCATGGAAGCTGCGAGGACCGCAACTTCGGCTAGGTCGTAATCAATCACAGATATTTATCCTTTGGCTTTGCCGCGATTTGCGGAAAGTTCTGAAGGAGGTATCCGTTGACTGCAAGTGCATAGGCTTTGTTCCAATCCCGGTACTTGTAATCCTTCGCCTCTGCTTGGGCTTTGAAGAACCTAACTGCCATTTCGTGATCCACTCCCGCTTCCTCCGCAATAGCTCTAGGTGGGGAGAAGTCTTCTGGTAAAGTCGTTAGTTTTTTTCTTGGTTTCTTCTCCGCTGATTTCGGCTGTTTTGTGGAAGGAGTGGTATATATACTATTTGTATTCTTTCCAAAGGAAAGACGCACACGCGCGAGGCGTTTTCCCAAAACATCCACTATTAGCGGAGTTATAGCGGCAGATGGGGTTACTCCATAGAGGTCGCAATATTCATCCAGAATGTCGTTTGCAAGGTCACCGAACTTGATTCGTTTCTCTGCTTTTTTTGTCATTCTAAGAGAGTCCTAAGAGGGTTGAAAATAGACCTAATACTAGGTAAACGAATACCAAAATTGCGGTGAAAAATAGGAGGTGAAAGATGATTTGCTCAATGAGTTTTTTCATTTGTGGAATTATTTGTATTCTTGCTTATTAGTTCATTCGCTTTCTTGTTTTGTTGTTATGTGAAAATGGGCAATTAAAACAGCGTCTGCCGTAGCAAGCGTTATTTCTTTGCCCAAAGAAGGGTAGAGTCTGGACGCATGGTCTTTAAGTAACCTCTTGCGTTGCGCGCCTGACGTCTTTGTAAGACCCGCCAAGCCCTTTTGCCATGTCTTTGGCGGTAAAAGGTGGCAAGGTATTCGCAGGCCACGTGCAAGCCCATCATAGAACCCACAGGAGCGACCTAGTTTAAACCCTGCTGATGAGGGTATGTTCTTGCCTGCGAAGGGTGGACAGTCCTCTAACACGAATTCAACCGGACAGTCTGGATTTTCGATGAGGTCGTACACGTCATCGACGAAATCGGACAAGCTTGTGAACTTCCAAGCTTGCACGATTTCTCCGTCGATGAACTGACAAAACCCACCAGACGCACCTGGATCAATTCCGATTATACATTTGTTACTCATCCCCACCACAGTCCTCCGTAAAGGTAATGGTCAAGTCTGGGTCGCTTTGATGGTTAACGTCTCCACCCTCCACAACTGCGAGCAACTGTTCGATGAGTGCGTTTTGTACGACGATTGCCGCCTGCCAATCTGAGTTTGTTATGTGGTCATTGGCAAAACCAATGCCCTGTTTTATCCGTTTGATTTGTTCTAGTCTATTAGCCATTTTTCCTCCGTTAGATGATGGTTGCCGTGTTCTTTAATGAACTTTTTTAACTCCTTTTCCGACCATGCTTGCTGAACCGCACCCTGCCCCGGACCTCCGTGGACTTTGTAACACGTGATTTTAATGGTAGGTTCGCGATGCAATTGCATAAGCGAATTCATTGCTCTGTATCCTGTAAGCTTGAGTGCTTTTTTGGTAGTCAGTAACTTGACTACCTCGCCACAATCGTCGCTCATGCTACCGCCCTTTTTTGCATGGCATTGGCAAACTCTGTAATGTCGATGGTCCGCTTTCTGCCAAATGTCTGAGTTGTGATCTCCGCTTCCTTCATAACCTTGTAAACGAACGCTCTGGAGATGTTGAACTTGCCTGCGATGTCAGAGATGCTAAGTCTGTTGTTTTGCAAGTTCCCACCCAAAGACAAGGTTTGTACCTCGTCTGGATAACCGGGCCAAACTCCTGTCTTCATACATTCATTCCAGATATTACACGCCTTCGACATATTTGGTTTCTGGCGCTCGATCTCGCTCGCTGGAATTGCATAAGCACTGGTTAGGAATGGGGCAGATTTCTCAACGCATAGAAATATGAATTCCTTTGGATTGTATCCCATCTTTTGCAGTCCGGTTAAATACCATGCTGCTTGGAACGAGTACCCGTAGCGTCTTACGGATTTGGAAAATCCATGCAAGTCTCCCTCCTGAGTAGTCTTCAAATCGATCACCACACCCGCGCCGGGATTGAATAAGTCTGGACGAACTTTGCACTCAGCCCCACGGTGTGTGAAGTACCCAGTTCCCTCAATGATCGTTGCTGGATCATCCAGGTAGGTCTGTAGCAATGGATGCTCCCTCGCAGATGCTGCCATTTCCATGCAGTTCTTGTAGTCGCTAGGGGTTAGCCAACGCTTTTCTGGTGCATGGTCTTGCATAAGCGAAAATGCCGCTTTGTAGTCCTTTGTCAGTGGGCCACGTCCATCGATCTCCTTGGGCTTAACTGCATACTCCTCTTCAAGCTTGAACGGCTCAAGGGTGGCCGTATGCGTGCATCCACCTATGACAAAATGCTTGGCATCCCCGTCCGGTGGATTCTTCATTTCATGGTAGACCTTTGCAGGGCAAGACGTGATCAATGACCACGCCCTGCTCCTGCTCAGATCGCCAGACCCATGATATGCGCTGTTCGATATGTCAGTGCGCAACATATCAGAATGGGTCTGGCCCGTCTTCGTTTGTTTCAGGTTCTTCCGGTGCTTCGGGTGCTGACGGGGCTTCGTCAGAGAATGGGTCACCACCTTCAAAGAGTGCCAAGAGGTTGATATTCATAGATGCCACCGCGTCATTGATCTCAGCGCTACGCTTTTTCATAGGCTTCGGTGTCATTACGTAACTGGTCTCCAAACCCTCCCCGTTTCGGACAATGCTAACGTCGTACTTTCGTGGGTCTCCCCAATCTGCATCTTCTGCAAGTTCAATAATCTTGTCCTTCAATCCGGCTTGTGCGATTTCCAAGATCATAAGCTTGGACTCTGCATATGACCAAACGATCATTGCAAAGAACTCCTTGGGCTTGTCTGCAAACGCGATTGGTGGCTTGCCATCGATTTCGTAACGGAAGGGCTTGCGCTTGCCTTCCTCGTCTTCTCCCCAGCCAATCATTCCAGTAATAAGTCCGGGGTATGGTTTGTCTTCAGTCGAGCCGACAATGCGGAACTTGTTTTCTCCTTGGACAAGCTTGACGTAGTTTCCACCGCCAGACCCGCCACCAGAGCTACGTTTTATATTTTTTGCAAAACTCATATTTAGTTATTTTCTATTTTGTTATCGTTTTCTGAGGTAATTCTCAGGGTTAAAAGTTCAGCAATGAGAGTCTCTATGTTGACTTTCGTGGGAGCATTAGTGCTTAGAACTATATCGTTCCCACCCTCATGTGTTATTTTGATGCCGTGCATTTCTATTGTTGTTTTCATAAATCCTAAAAGCTTCGATTCACGCTAGGTAAGCCGACATAAATCTTTGTTGTCAACTCGATTGAAGAATGTCCTAAGACCTTTTGCGCGACAAATGCATTGTTTCCATTCATGCGCATCACTCGATGACCTGCATACTTTCGCAATCGGTGAACTGGGCGCTTGTCAGTCAATCCACAAACCTCTCGTAAATACTTAGGTAATTCACGAACAATTCGATCTTCTTGAACCGGAACAATCAAGTCATCGCCTCCTGTGCGAAATTGCATTATTAGTTCCCACCACGCAGGATCGCATGGTCGGTCTTGAAAACCAACCCCCTCGACTTCATCATCTGCAACTCCCTTGGGACTCCAAATTCTTATGATCTTATTGCCCTCCGTTTCCCAGAGGTCTGAATACTTCGCCCTCTGAATCTCCGAGCTACGCAAGCCAAGCCCATAGGCAAGGGCATACGCTTTATAGAGTTCAACGTCTAACTCCTTTAAAAGGGCGCACTTCTCCTCAATCAATAGCCTCTCACGCTCGTCTGCATGGAAGGGCTTAACCTTCACCACAGATAAGCTTAGATTAATCCAGTTGTCAAAGAGCGAGGTGTTGATCCCGCACCGGTCCCTGTAGTATTTGATCCACCCCTTAGAGAATAAAGAGCGTGCCATGCGGACATCCGTAACCTTGCGCTCGAATTGTGCATAGTGTTCTGGGAGCGGTTGTCCGTTAATTTTTTTTGCAAAGGCTTCGATTCTATTCGACGGGAAAATGTCATAGTGGCCAAGCATTCGATTCATGCTGACCACATTTTTTCTTTTCGTATCGTCACTTGCTTGCTTGCCAAGCGGGAGTCTTTTGTACTCGTAAATATTCTGTAAATCACAAATAAGCATTCCGTTCTTAAATGCGAACAAGTATTGTTAGTCAACGTCTAAATACAATTATTATGAAAAAGCTTAATGCACAAAAAAAAGCGAGGGTTTTACCCCCCGCTTGTGCGGGTATCCCTACCCACTACTAATTTCATAAGGACTAAGTTATGAAGATTTTGAGGTTATTTCATAGAGCGGGGGATGTCAAGGGCGGGTTGGCCTGCGCCTTTTAAGGCCATAGTCCTGGTTAAGCTTTTCATATCTCTCCATCACAATTGATCTTTCTCCGTTTGATAACTCAAGTATTGATTGCACCTGATCGAGCATCATAGGACCAATAGTAGTCTTAGGTTGCCTTGCTTTCTTTTCAAAGATGTCCATGATTTCTAGTCTGCTGTTACCCTTTTTTGCCAAGCCTGCAACTAGTGACTGCAAACTCTCTGTTTGTGCTTCCGGGGACTCAATCATGTAATGCTCTTCTGGAGTTAAGATACCCTTTGATACCAAGATAAATCCAATCCTCGTATTGATTTCTCTTTTTGCTTTAGCCGAGGTAGGTTTTTCAAGAAGAACCTTCATGAATGCAGGGTCAAGTATAGCCTCTGTCATTATATCTCTAAGCTTTGCATTCGGCAATTTCTCTACGATATCTCGCCCAATCCTTGATCCAAGTTGAGCAACAATTAACTCATGCCCTACTCCACCAAATGCAGTTTGGGTCATAACTGCTGCACCTCCTAATCGACCAATGATGTCTAGTAGCCTATCAGATTCTGGCGGCAAATCTTTTATGGTTTTACCTGTTTCTCTTTTAACTAAGGACTCCTCGAAAACCTTTGCTCGTTTTGCAATCTGTTTAATTCCATCGATCTGCCGAGCTGATAGCAACGTTGTATCCAAGAGGTCTTGCTCTAATGAATTCTTGCCCTGTTTTGCAGCAAGAAGGTTGAGCAACATATCTCCATCCATTGGCTGGCCTGACGGGGTGCTTTTATGAATTAAGATATTAAGGATGCTTTGTTGAATTCCTTTTTCCGCATCAGCAGGATCGACATTTGGAGTTTTCTTGCGTAGTAGTTTACGCACACCGTGTAGGTCTTTGTTCCGGCTTGCTGAAGTAAATAAGCTATTTCCAATGAATTTGTTTACTTCACTAGTATTGAG